CTAAACAACAGCATTGTCCTGGCGCACATCGCAGATAGTAAACGTCACGACCCCGATAACAGCAACATCGTCCAGGGCTTCGCCCTCGATCGCTTCGCCATCTTCGGTAATCAGCGACCTTCCTCTCAGCGTGGCAAGCTCCGTCCCGCCGCCGTGCTGGATCAGAACCTGACTACCCTGCTTTGGTTTCAGGGAGATATCCAGCACAACGTAACCGCCAGATTGCTCGAAGACGAGAGTATTTGGACCGACATTGCAGATCGAGTTAACCGTTAATCGCTGTTCCGTGTAGTCCGTCGCGGGTGATGGAAAGCCCATTACAGAACCCTCCCCATGTTGGCCATCATCCACAGCCTGTTTTCACTATGGGCCGGCGTCTTATCGACGAAATACGTTTGCTCGCGTGCGATCCAGGTATTGGCTTCCACCTCGGAGAAGTGGATTCCGCGCCGGCGCAGCGCCGAAACGAAATCACGGGTGTGAAGGTACTGGTAGCCTTTGGCGTTGCGCAATACCGACTCGCGGAACGCCGCGGCGATGTCTGACTGTCTAAGCATGATCTTCCCTCCATCAAAATACTGTTTTTATATACAGTAGTTTTGTTGGAATTGAAGATCAATACCAGCGGCATAATTTCGTTATGCCGACTATTAGTAAGTTGATTAGCCTGTTATTTTCCCAATTCTCTCCATCAGGTATGCAAAAATGGCATCCTGAGTGCTAGTCCCATAGGCATACAAGCCAGGAATCACTATTGCATCTGACAGTACAGACGTCAGTGGCGAAACAGACCCATCTCCTGCGCCGCCTAAATTCATTTTTTGAGATGTGGCGTATTCAGGGATCGTATACCCAGTTACTTGCCGACTGGTTACGGCAGACTGATCTGACCGTTGGTATGCAATTGCATAAGCACCCGTGTTTTTGTTAGAGCACATAACCACGGCGCAAAACAGACCGGCTCCCATATTTGAAGGGGTGAAAGGAACATCTGGCTGTGAACCGCCGTTAAAAAACACAGGGAAACTACCAGCCGAAGTTGTTCGAATACCTACCCCATGAGGGGTTGTTTCCTGGGTCGCGATAACTATTCTGTCCGTAGGGGTTGATGATAATGCACCTGATGGTAGCTGATAAATAAAAGCAAACGTGTTTATTGTCCCATTCAGTGCCACAGGTGTATCCCCGGAAAGACCCGCAGCACCTGAAAAATTAATACCCTGCAGAGTTGACCCATTATATTTTGTCGTGGGTTCAAGGCTAGTCTGAGAATTGAATTTACCTCCGTCAATTCGGTTTGCGAGTGCGGAAACTTTTTGCCCGACCCCTGGTTTGATAAAATCAACCGTTGCAGGTGACCAGATGGTGGGATTTAAATTTGCCAGTGCTATTTCCGCAGCTGTCAAAGAATAAACGGGAAGCAACGGGTTATTTAAGCCTGTGTCAGTGTAAAGAAGGCGCATTTTTTATCCTCAGAAAACGTTGATTCGAAAAGCCGGTAACCAGTCGTAGAGGGTTACAGATGTGTCATACACCCAAGTGATACCAGAAGAAGATCGTACACACCCGCGCGCGCCCAATGTTCTACCAGAAGGTTTGACAGTCGCGCCGCTTTGAAGAGGATTTTCTACTGTCGCATAGGAAACGCGCCCAAAACGGCCAGTAGGAGCAGACGCCAGGTTAATCAATACTCCCTTGCCGTCAGAGCTAATCGCGACGCTCGAAATGGCAGGGGGTGACGCCGATTCATCCGTGTAGTTAAAACCGTAATTTGCCAGGCCAGCAGTACTAATAGTTGTCGTGTCTATCGTCAGGTTGGTATACGAAGGGACATTAATTTGTATCTGCGTGGGTGAGTTCCACACGAAACCAGACGGTACCATTCCGTACCATCCGCTGGTAAACCACTCCTGAATAATTGCTCTTGCCACAGCCGCGCCACGTTTATTTTGTGCTGCACAGGTGAGGTGCAAACCGTCAGAAATAAAATCATACTGATAAAGAGTATTTACACACCTGAACTGCTCGTGACCATGAAGTTTATTTACTGACATCCTGACATATTGTCCTGTAAATGCTCCGTGGTTATCGTTAACGTATCCGATCTGCGTTTGCGCTATAATCGGCGGTTCGTTTTGGCCCGTTCTTGCCATGATGTCACTGATGGCCTGGCGCTGGTATTGATGAAGTCGAGACTCGTACATTCCCTCTCGAAGTCCACTCCAGTCCTCGTCGGACTCCCCTTGCATCCAGTCAATACACAGAACAATCGGCAGCCAGCCGCGCGCTTTACAGGCCGTTACGCAGTCTTCGATTGAATCGAGCAGATACTGATATACCTGGTTACCCCGTTTCTGGTACTCGTAAGCCTGGCCAGACTGCGCACATACGATTGATAGCGTGCGCGGCATGATTCCGGTAGCTGCAGCCATATCGCGAATGAAGGTGTTTGCCAAGCCAGACGCTGCAGTCTCCTTATCAGTGCCGCTTGCCGCCTCAACCAGTGGCACCAGAGTAGTGCTGCGCGTCCCCGTTCTCCTGACCCCACCAGATAACATAAACGCGTTATCGGGATAAACTGGAGTTGCCGCGACAATAGTTTGATCGGCGTCAGGGCAATAACCACGTGCGTTGGACTGCCCAGCAGTTACAAAAATGAAACAGACCGGTACAGTCTCTGAGTATGGGTATACCGTAGACCCTGACAAATGAAGTCCATACTCAGGGAGGATAGTCGTATCATCGTCGCCACCTCCCCCACTCTCCTGGTTAACCAGAACCAGGCCGCTATCGGAATAGATCCAGTGATGTCCGCCAACCGTGTAAGCCTCAACGATTTGGTTGGTAGCGGCGTCAACGATCATACGCCACACCTTTTCACCGCCGATAAACTGCGTCACCTTTCCCTCGCTTCCCAGTGCGTATAACTCCGCCTCCTGCGGCGTGAGGAGCTCATAATATTTCCCATCAGGACCGATTTGGATAAGTCGACCATCCGTATTTAAAAATGGGGCCACTCTTTTTGTCTCCGGGTCATCACCAGCCAGGGCCACACTGTCTGGTGATACCTGGTATCCGTAGTCGTCACGGAGCATCCGCCGCCCGGTAGGCTGCAGCGTTCCAGCGAGGTTGATATACTCATCGGCCAGAGAGCGTCCGTCCTGACTGCGGACATAAGTTGTTGAACCTGCCGGAATATTCGCGATATCCGCCTGCGCAGCCTCAATCGTCATGTACTGCTTGCTGAGAGGGATCAGGTTCTGGCGGGTTTCTTCAATTTCGTCTTCGTTTTTCTTTAATACGCCTTTCCAGGTTGGTGTCATAATTCCTGTGCGTGTCTCGACTTCCAACTCCTCGCTATTCAGTATTTCATCCTGAACACGGTTATTATCCCAAACATCAGGCATAGCAGAAGACGGGACTGGGTTACCCGTTTTATATAAAGCCATTATTGATATACTCCGGATTAATCAGGCGGAACGGTACCAGCCCATCAGTTTTACATAGGCGTTGGTAATATTTAATGCGGTACCACTACCCATGTTCTCGGTATTACCGGAAACACTGTGGCTGTGAGAACCCAAGGCAACGCTATGGGTATGTGCCCCACTCGTTGATGTAGTGCCAAAATCAGTACCGCCATTAGAGCCCACCGCCTGATCTGAACCACCTTGTTTCTGCATTGAGCTACCCCATCCGTGTGAGTGCGCTCCCTGGCTGTCGGTAGTTTTTGTGCCCAGATCGACTGAAGCAGCAGTTCCGGTAATACTCAATGCCTGTGCAGGTAAGTTTGCTTTGGCCAGAGAAACCGTATCCGCTCCCCCTGTACCCAGAACATCCGATCCATTCTGAAGTCCAAGTCGAATTGTTTTGTTTTCTCCGATGTAATTCCATACCGTCCCAGGGAAAAGTGTGTTGGGGTTTTTGTTCTGAGCGAAGAACAACACCGCGCCCACCGGGTATACGGAATCAATTTGTAATGAGGTAAGGGCCGTTAATAGCTGTGCCTTTAGCGCAGCTGTGTCCCCGTTATCGAGGACATCCTCGGCGGTTTGCTCCAGAATTATCTGCCCCAGAACGCTAGCCATTACGGTACCCTGTCGCAGCGCTTTGTTGATCTGCTCAGAGCGGGCTATCCCCGCAGTAAACCCGGTGGACAGAGCTACCAAATTTTCCCAGTCTGTTTGCGAGGACACGTTTGCACCTGCACCAACGGCAAACGGCTTAAAATTATTTTCAGCCATCAGAATGTTTCTCCCCATGCGCCGGCATCAAAACCCGCGATGTAATCGTTATCGGCATCGAATCCAAAAAATTTATATCCGTTGGACGGTGTAATGGTTTCCCTGATTCGCACCCCGGCGGCCTTTACAGTGAGTAGCCCAGCGCGAATGACAAAAACAAATTCAGCGGGAAGTTTATCTATCGGGTTTATATCGTAGCGGGATGGTTCATATCCTTCAGGAAGGGGTATAAACGGGCCGTGGTTAATTGCAGAGTCAAATATCAACCGGTCAATATTGGGAATGATATATTCATCATCCACGACGATTAAAACGGATATAGACATGTCCTGATTATCCAGGATAATCATTTTTATACCCGTGCCTTCAAGCGCCGTTTCCAGAATATCCGGCAGCGTGCCGTTCTGGCCGTTCCAGTTGTTTATCCCTATGCGGGCCTTGAGCACGACGCGATAGATATCATCGCTGAGATACGTCAGCGCGTCAGTGGACTGGTAAGGGCCCAGCCAGATCCCCTGATCCCAACCGACACGCTCTTTATCCCACTGCAGGAAAACTCCAGTAATGGGTGCCGCTACCGCTCGGGATACGCCGATCCACTTGCCGAGGATATCCAACTGGTCGCCGACTGCGGTATCAACATCAAAAGCGGTGATTAACCCTGACGTAGCAGTAGAAACTTCAATCAGCGGCCGCGTCGATAAATCAACGTGCTCGACGAACTTGGGCTTTCCGGCGTGGTAATTGGTGATCAGGTCGGTGTATTTGCTCATGGCGTCACCACCAGTGCGATGTTATCCACGCTGCAGGATGCCGACTCATCATAGGCAACCACCAGGTTAGCCGCGGCTACATCATCGGCAGAGCGCCCAATCAGCAGCTCCATGATGTCGTAATAGCGCGCGTTACCGCCGCTCACGACGCCCAGGTTAGCCGGGGAATAAACGCGGCTCAGCAGCACGCTGTCACCGATGGCCAGAGAGTTGATATACGAAGCCACAGCCGCTTTGATCTCATCGCCGACCTCAGAGCTATAACCCGTCAGTGCCTTAAGCGTTATCGACACATAAACCGGCACGTCAATCGGGCGGGAAAAGCGAATTGTGTAGGGGTTGCCGTATTTGTCGGTGACTATCACGGACGTAGTGCCGTAAGTGGATACGCCCTGCCCTTTAACGCTGCGGATAGTGTTAGCGATTTCCGTTGCATCACCACCCTCGACAATCGCCGAGATCGAGTGCGGAGGAAGTCCGTTTGAATCCGTCACCTCCTGGTCGTTCTCAAACAGTTTGTGACGGGTCACGCCTTCAACGTTGGCAATCGCACCATCTACCGCATCAAATGGCGTGAGAGACGCCAGCGCGACGCTTTGCGACTGCCTTACGCGTAGTTCTGCATCTGTTTCCGCTGCTACGCCTACTGTAGCCGCCAGCGGGTTAGTTACCGAAGCCCATCCGCGCGTAGGTGTGTTGATGCCGTTTACCGACCCCGCTACCGCGGCGACCGCTCCCGAGTTTGCACAGGTGGCCGTAGCTACCACTGTCCCGTCGGAGCCAATGACCACCGTTGCAGGCAGATTCCAGACCACGCTGTTTGTGTCGTGCACTGAGCCATTGGTGATAGCCGTACCGACGGTACCGGTAAGCAGCAGATCGACGGTTGAATTTGTCGCTGCGCGCCGGGTGATGCCGTTAATTTTGACGTTGCTCGTCAGTGCGTCACCCAGGGCCGTCGCCGGCGAGAATGACCTGTAAACCGAGATGGCCGTGTTATTGGCGTCGTGAATGGCCAGCGCCACCAGCGCTACCATCTGGCCGTCTTTACTGTCAGGCTCCAGATAGGCATCACTGCCGTAGATCTGCTGGAAATAGCCGGTAATGGTGTCAAGAACGGTCTGATAGTCGGGCGCACTTATCCCCTCAGCGGTTACCGTTGCCGATAAGCCGAGTGTGTCGAGGTCCAAAGACATTACGCCTCCGAGGTTACTGTGGTTGTCCCGTAGATGGTTTCTACCGTTGCTGTGAACGTTACACGGCGCGTGCGGCCGTCAACTTCGGTGTTAAATTCGGTAATAGAGCTGACACCCTGCGTTTCCAGAATGCGCCGGCGGATAGCCAGGTTGTAGGTGTCAGGCTTTTGCTTACCCAGTACGGACTGAATCCAGGGTGTTCCCTCTGTGGTGTCGAGGAACCACTGACCGTACCAGAGCAGGAAGCGCGTTTTAATGGCCTGCGCTACGGCCTCCGGAGAGTTTACCAGCCAGGTATCATCGCCCTCACCGAAAGTGTAATCCCCGTCATCATCTTCACGTCGGTATCGCATTATTCAGGCTCTCCGGTGCTATCGTTGCCATGTTCAACGCCACCATGCGTGTGCGTCATTAGGCTCTTACCGCCTGCAGTCACGTCGTTGGTTACGGTGACCGGGCCGTGCATCGTCGCAGAGCCTCCGCTCTCACCCATCCCTTGCGACAGGTTGCCGTTGATCGTCACATTGCCGTTAAGGATGATCTCAGGAGAGGTTATTTCCGTGCCGCCGTCAGCGCTGGCCGTCAATTTACCCGACGTTTTAACGGTGACGTCATGACCTGCTGCCACCTCAATAAACGCCGAACCGTCGTCGGTACGCAGCTGCGCGGCCGTAGTGCTGATACCGCCGATTTTCTTCGCCTGCGACTGCGGGCCGACAATGCAGAAGGCATCGGATAAATCATGCATGCGCTCGTCTACCGGCTCCTGAATACCTCCACTTTGCCACCAGAAATCAATACAGCGGTCCGCAAAGATAACAAGGCATTCATCACCAGCCTTAACAGGAAAAGTCAGTGTGCAGCCTCCGCCGCGAGGGAAAACGACAGGAACATCTACCAGCAGCGGGAGGTTTACCGAGACCTCGGAGCCCGATTCGTCCTGCTCTGCGCCTTTAATTGCTGGCTGAACAACGGCGGTGACGGCATCCGGATCAAACGACTGAATGATGCCAGGCATGGAGACGCGCATTGCAGACATGATCGCCTGCGCCAACTGGGCGTCTGCCTGCTCTTTACTGCCGAGCTGGGAGTTTAGTGCTACGGGCATTTGGTCTACTCCGGCATTAAAAAACCCGCCGGAGCGGGTTAGTTGAATATTTTATGAGTTACGCTGTGCGATAGGTCACCTATGGTTCCATAGCACTCAATTGTGTGCGTGCCTCGAACGTTAAAAGCATTGACCCCAGAATAATCAAGCGTGAAGTAATAGATTTGCTTCCCATTTTGGTTATCTATCCCGCTATTAGTATTTTCAACTTCGAAGGAGTCAGGATAGTTAAGGGAGTTCCTTGCAATATCTTTGCATGCAAATATCACATCATTTTGTAGCAGAATTTTTTCCGATAAGGGTTTTGGTTTTTCCCTTTCCTTCTCTGCTTCCATTTTTTTCTGATAGCCACGGCGTTCGGCTTCTGCCTTCATCCTCTCATCATCAACAGTTTTAATAAACGACTTATCATCTTCACTAAGTGACGATGGTTCTTTGCTTTTTAATTCTTCATACCTTTTATCGTCGTTAGCGTGGTTGCCGATTAAATATCCTAAGACAACAATAACAACCAAAACAATCTTCTTCCCTGTACCGATCGCCATTTATGACCTCCGAACAAACGCATTCAGTTATGTTGCATTCACTTTATACGCTTGCAATCATAGGTCCAAAATCGCCGTGGATCATCCATATTCTTGCGAACAACCTCAACATTTAGAATTGCCTTCCCATTGCGCTTAACGTAATCAAGGCCGAGCCAGTGCCCAGTGTTGGCATCTGGTAGCATCCATTGCATCATGACGTTATCGAAGTCGTCTTTTTGCTTGAGGAAGGTCATTTTCTGCGTTTCAGGGGCTTGTCCGTTGATATGCATAAAACCATCGTCAGCAGCCTCAAGCCGAAAAGGACCGCACTGCATACCTTTTGCAGAAACCAAAAGTGGAAATGCTAATAGAGCCGCTAACAATCCCTTTTTAATCACGAGTGAATACCTTCGACAAAGTTGCTTGCGACTGCAACTCGGCAGCCCCTTTCGCCAGACACAGCAGGTCCATATACCACGCCTGCCCGCGAGTATCGCCAGTATAGTCAATGCTGCCGACGATGTAATCACCGTCGGTATTGATTGCCGCCAGCTGCGACCCGGGAAGCCCATCGACATAGATGTTACCGTCTGTGGTACTTTCGCCTAAGATACCTGGTGACTGACCAACCTGATCATTACCGAGAGCCTGACGATATACAGAGGCCTGATCCAGCCTGATAAGCCCACCAAGCTTAATATTCGGGTTTATCAGACAGCGCACATTTACCCCGGCGCCCATCGTCTGCTGAGGCATACCGATCAGGCCCGTATTGGCGTTCAGCACAATCGCTTCCTGTATGTACTTATCATCAGGAACGATATGCACCTGGTTGTTTTCGTACCACCAGTTAGCCTTGCACTGCCCTGCAAGGCTGTACATAAGGCGTCCAGTGTTCTGATAAATTGTGCGGCCGCGGGGGAATACAGTTGGGCCAAAATCCGGCCTGCTTCCCTCTGTAATGCCATAAGGGCTAAGGGACTGCATACCCAAATCAAACAGGTCAGCATGCTTCCAGCCTGCCGACACTGTCGTTTTCACGCTGGCGTTGAGATGCCCCTCCCAGCCATCAATACACTGGATGAGCACCCAACTATCGGTGACGTTATCTTTTCCGGTAACGGTAAAGCGAATATCACCGTTAAAGATGATCCCCACATTTTTATCAGGATAGTTGCCGCTGCTGTCTGCTGTGCCATTATACCCGGCAATAGCCCTTACACGAGTAAACTCTTTACCCATGATCCGGTTTTGAGTCTCCGGCGACAGATTGTAGATTTTGAAGTTACCCACGAACCCGTTAAAGATAGTCGCGGGCATCTTCTGGATATTAAACGTCACCTTAAAATCCGACAGCGAAATCCCATCACCCTTATCGTCAATAAGCTGCAGCTCAAAGTGCCGCATCCAGTTCTGAGACATGATCACTCCGTTACTGCGTAGAGATGGCTTTTAATGCCGAGGTCGGTTTGGGTTGGATTATCATTTGCCGGGTCGTCGCAATTGACATAGAGCGAAAAGCCAAGCCCGAGATAGCGATACTGCGCCAGCAGGTCGGCGCCGGTGATAAGCGGGATCCCCTTTATCAGGTCGGCCCCGGTACTGTCCATAATATCCAGACACCAGAAAGCAGCACGCCAGGTGACAGCCATTTGCAGGCTTTGACCTGCAACAGATATGGAGAATCGCTGGTTTTCTGGTGATAGAGGGATTTCTGAAACAGCCATTTAACCTCCCGAGATGAAACCGACAAACCGGCTTATTAGCGACTCATCTTTCGGAGTCGGTGTCTTTACTCCTGAATTTTGCACCGCTGACGTGTTTACCCCCTCTTTCATGTTTTCCTTCGCTGCCACGCTGACTGTCTGCGTTTGGCTGGTGATTATTTCCCTCAGTGTAACTGTCGCCATCAGTACGTTTTCGCTGGTACGTTCGGTCGTCACATCCAGAGAGCGGATCACCATATTGGTATAAAGACGCTTCCCGGTGGTTACATCAAGCAACTGCCTTTCCTGCTGCATTTTAAGCAACTCAGCATAAACTTCCTTAGGCCCCATGTTGTTAAGGGGCGTAGACAGCCCGATGCCTGCTGTGTCATAAAAATCCAGCAAGGAACCACCACCAGCAAAGCCTATCTCCATAACGACTTCTGACGGGCGCCGATACGCATGGTCTGCAATGAACCCTGTGCCTGCGCTTGTAGGCCTTTCAACAGGATGCTCTGTCACCTCCAGAGCATCGCTATGACGCTCAGAAACCACCACATCGGGTATCATCAGACCAATACGGCGGCTCCGCTGCTGGAAAAGCGTTGAAAGAATATCCATCAGCTCGGCCCCCTGGTTAGCTGCTGGGTCGTACGGGCACTAACATTGTTCTGATGATCAGCAACAATTTTACCTGCCTCACGCGGGTCATTCACACCAGAGATATTGATAACAGTATTCTGGTTTACCGTTGCCCCAGCAGCCTGATGGGCAAGCGGGCTATTCCAGTTCGAATATCCCTCTTTGCGGGCCATAGACTGCATGAGCATAGCCATCGTATTGGGGTCGGACAGGTTTAATGCTGCCGTCGGCGATACACCCATCCAGCCAGCAACATCACGGGCATATTTGGCAGGATCGTTGTTATCGGCCGCAGGTGCCCAGGTGCTGACGATATCCATGATAGTCTGCAGGCGACGCCCGGTCGTTTTCCCTGTGAAGTACCGCATCAGCTGGTTTTTCATGGCCTCCCAGCCTTCCAGCGCAGAACCAAACGCACGAAAGCCACCACCGCCTACGGGCCGAATGTTGCCGGGGTTATTGTTGCGATCTGCAAGCGTATTCCCCTCGCCACGGAAGAAACGGCCTATGCTGCGCGGGTCAAATCCTGTCTTATCCTTTATCCAGTCAGCTGCGCTATTGGCACTGTCAGAAGCGCCGGGCAGCGCATCAGGCTGGTTACTGCCTTGTTTGAGAAGAGCCCTGCCAATGCTTGCAGCATCCGACCAGCGACCGTCCTTGATAGCATTAAGCAGGTCGCCGATCATACTCAGCATCTTGCTAAACTCACCCATCTGGGTAATGAAGTTGCTGAAATCCCATTTTAAAGACCAGGATTTAGGGTCGATATTGAGCAGCTTTGCCAGCGCTTTTCCGAGATCGAGGACAGTCTGTTTCAGGTCACCGACCATTTTCAGTGCTGCGTCTACTTCAGGCTTCCATTTCCCCCAGTCAATGAGGCTCTTACCGCCCTCCTTCCAGGTCTGGTAATCCTCCCATAGCAAAGCGATGGCAGCGGCTAGACCGAGAACCCACGTAATCGGCGATGCGAGCATAGCGCGGTTGAGCATCCACCACGCTGCGGTTAGCGCTCCAATTAGTTCGATCAGCTGCTGCGACTGCTTATCAAGAGAGTCCCACCAGTCGCTGATACTCTGACCCAATTGGATGAGGCGGTAAATTACCCTGCCTACCATCTCACCAGCCCAGAGAATCCCTTTGACGGTGCTGGTTATCGCGCCTTCAATTTTCGGGAAGTTTTCAAGGATTTGTCGACGCAGCCTGTCCAGAGAGCCAGCAAGGCCATCAGCGAGGCTGGAGCCTATTTTATCCCGCGCCATGCCTGCCATCAGCCCAAAGGAGCGCAGCGAGGTCATGAATTTATTGGAGCTGACGGCGGCCACATCAGCGTTATAGCCGATCGCCTTCGCCATCGCGGTGTATTCGCCACTAAACTGGCCGATACCGCGACGCATTGCCATCAGGGTGTTTTCATCCAGACCCAGCATCTGAGCGTACTGGTTCGCGCGGTAATACGGCATGCTGCTAAGACGCTGGCCGACGCCGGTAAAGATCGTCGCCATATCCCGCATGTTGCCGCTGGCATCACGCGTTTGAACCCCCAGCCGGTTCAGGAAACCCTCAGCGCCGGGATTGTTACGCATGAACCGGGCAAGATTTTCGAGAGAGCCGCGGGCCCCGTCGACACTGCCGCCAACCTGACTAACTGCATACCCTATCTGCTTAATACCCTCTACCGTCGCGCCTGTGCGCTGAGAGGCCCAGTACAGGTCGTCGAGACCGCTGGCAATTTTCGCGGTGAATGCAACGACGGAAAGCGCCGCCGCCTCAACTTTGACGCCCAGCTCAATCGCTTTAAGCGTTGTCCCGGCAACGACGGCATCGAATTTTCTGGCGCCAGCCTCATCAACTTTGAACCCAAGCGAGATCAGAAAGTCCTTGAGCGTTTCAGCGTTCATTAGCCTCTCTCCATTTCGCTATACGGTTTTCGTTATCGGCTTTCAGGTCCAGCCAGTCATTCATACGGGCAATATCAGCCAGGTCTACTGATCCATCTTTCAGGGCGGTGTAGGGGATGAGCCCGGCATCCACCGGGCGCATCAGGAAATCCTCGCCTTCTGGCATGGATTCCAGGGCTGGACCTATGGCTGGGTAGGCGTCTCGCTGGCGGGGAGTTCTTTCAAAAAATTTCCCAGACTATCGGCGACCACCCGCGCCACCAGCTGCAGCATAGTAAACAGGTCGATATCGTCGAACATAAGCACGCCCTGATCGAAGACTTTCGCCCAGCCCTTTTCGTGCTGGCGGGAAACGACACTCAGGCACGGATAAATCACCGCGTTAACGTCGTCGTCCGGCAGCGCTGCCAGCGTATCGGCAATTTTCGGCAGTACGCTTTCCAGCACAGCGCCGGAGTTACCGGCGGCGACCTGAGCCTTCAGCGTAGAGAATTCACTGACCAGACCAGCCAGCACGGGCAGAAGCTTACGACTGACCTTCAGCTGCTGGAAAACGTCGAGTTTCGCTGTGCGGTAGTTAACGCCCTTAATTTCAAATTCCATCGATTAAAACTCCCCCAGCAGTTGGTCAATCTTACCGGCGTCAAATACCCACGACACCGTATTGCCAACCTTGGCGTTAGCGTGATCCGGCTGCTTCTGGAATGCGCAGCTACGCGCGGTGGTGATATCGCCTGACACCTTGTTTCGGATGACAATCACGTTATTACCCCAGGTCGCCGAGGACTGGCTCTGCGCGTTATACATCAGGGACAGTTTTTTGTTCACCGGGGACGTTTTCAGCAGGGTAACTGTGATGGTGCCACTCTTACCGGCGTGCAGGCTGTGCATCACCTCACCATCTGCGCCGACGGTCATGGTGTTTTTTGCCTCGGTCATCGCAACCGTAATACCTTCTTCGGAGTTCGCCGAGCCGTAGCCCAGATCGATACTGCCGGTTGGGCCCGTCAGGGATGCCGAGACGTCAATAAAACTATAGGTTCCGCTCATGGTCGCTCCTTATCGCACCACATTGATCTGCACGTCGGCATAGTGAATGGCACCCGCCAGTTTGATCGCCGCCTGAATCACCGGCGACTTACGCGCTTCCCTGTCGGACTGCGCCTGGTTATCTACTGAATCGGCGTAGACGTAGTAACCCTTGGTCAGTGTGTCACCTGATTCAATCTGGCCGATCGGGCCGCCATTCCATACACCCGGAGCAATAAGGCCGTTATTTACCGCCTGATCCAGTGAGGCTTCGACGTTGGTCATTAACCGGGTTACGCCCGCGTCGGTTTGCGGAATTTTGGTATTCGAGGTGTACAGCAGGTTGTAAAGGTTGGTCTGAACGTAGTTCTGCAGCCAGTCCAGCCCGTGGCGCTCATCAAAGAAATCACCGTTCGCCATGACACCCTGCTGGATAATCGCTGTATCGTTGGCGTAGTAGACGTAGACGTTACCGTTAATGGCATCAATAGCGGACGCCTGCGCGGTCGTGAGCGTTTCGTACGTCACGCCAGGCTCGGTTTTGAATTTCAGGGTGATCGTGGTGTTGTTGCCGGTGAAATTCACCGTAAACGCACGGCCAAATGCCGAGATAGCGGCGTATTTGCTGCTGGAGCTGTACTGCCAGAACGTACGGCTGTAGCCGGCGGCTTTCAGCTTATAGCCGATGTTGTCGGCATTCCCCGAGACCAGCACATTCACATCATCAGTGGTAACGGCCAGAATGCGACTCAGGCTGGATGCCTCGATCGCCGCAGCAACCGAAATCACGTCAGCCTCAACCAGATCGGCGCTATCGGCAATCGCCAGCCCGTACCAGTTGGTATACTGCAGAGAGGCATTAACCGCCTGCAGCAGCGTTTCAACTGTGCCATCTTCACCTTCCGCCAGCGTCTTCGCCCAGCGGCCGATATAGACCAGCGTCGGTTTTGGTGATTGTGAAAAGAAGATGGTCGCTGCTTCGTATTCCGGGGAGTCAACGCCAAAATCATCGCCGATATCTTCAATGGCCGAATACTGGCGAATGCGCTCGGTAACCGGAATAACGGTAGAGGTTCCCAGAATGAGGAGCGCACCGAAGTTTCGCCCCGTTGCCGCTACCGGTGACATGATGACGTCAACGTTAACGACATTGGAAACAGGTAAGCCCTGTGCCATGTTTTAATCTCCAAAAAATTGCACTGGCGCGTCGACCAGCGATTGAATGCCGTACTGGCGGATGATTTTGCGGCGCAGGTCAACGCTGATATCGTACCGGCGCACCCACTGGTTATTGATGAGTTCGGGCAGATTGAGGATCCGCCCATGCTGCAGAAATGTCAGGCCTGAGCGGTTGAGCTCGTCATTGTTCTGCGAGACCAGCAGACCGTCACGAAAGCGCGTGGCCATTGCCAGCCCCTGCGGGCCATAGAAGCACAAGATCAGGCTCACGGTCTCATGCGACCACTGTTCGGTGTTCTCTTCGCCCTGCACGTACGCCGGGTTGAAGTCCTCCTGAATGCCGGTGATACCGAACGCGCACCAGGTGGTGCCGTTTTTGGGTATCTGCTTTTGCGGGTCAGTCCAGCGTGGGTAAACCAGCGTGGCAGCCAGCCCTGTCACACCCCGTATCCAGCGGCTGATTAGCCGTTCCAGATCCTCATCGTAGGGCGGTGAATCACCGACGGGGGTCAGATATCCCGCCGTTGTGCTGTCGTTACTCAATCGGCGTTCCCCCGTCAAATTCCAGCAGCTCGCAATGCGCCTGAACGAACCCGGCACCGTACGCTGTATACGGGTCGACAAACGTCACACGATAATCTCGCCCGCGGTAGGTTACGATATCGGCATCTAATCCGGGTTGCCCCTGAGTAAGCCTGAACTGCGTCACGATGAGAATGGCCCCGTTGATGTTCTGTCCGGCGGCCATACGCTTAGCCTCAAGCGAGCGGTCGACGGTTACGACACCAGAGAACGGAATAGCCTGCGCGGTATTGGTCGGAAAATTATCTTCGTCCACCGTCTGCACCTGTCGATAACACACCAGAGACAGGTCGACAAAGTCCGGATCAAGCAGAACATCAGTCACATCGAGAAACGGCATTATTTTTTCCTCACGACATACTGAATCGCTCTGAAAAGGAATCCGCGGGCACGTAACGGCTTATCGCCGAGGATGGGCGGTTTCATTTCTCTGCGCTTCTTGATGGTCTTTTCAGATAGTGGGGTCAGACGATCGCCTGCCTCAATGACAGCCTTTGAGGCATCACGCGCAATCTGGCCTGCGGCTTCAAGATGCATCGACGCCACATCTGCCTTACCTTCAAGCGCAGACTGAGCGGCCAGCTTTAAACGCTCGGTCGTTTTATCCCGGGAATCCTCAATGCCCATGTCCAGAAATGGTCTTGGCGGCAGAGTAACGGTCTCCCTGTCTATCTCTACGGTTGCCCCGGTGGACTGGAGATACCCCAGCTCAGCGTTGCTCAGCGGTGCATCATCGCGCGGAGGGCCAGCGGGGATACCAACCAGCACATCAGTGCCTGACAGCTGTTTCAGCGCATCCAGAACGACGTTGTAATTGTCTTCCCGAATTGTGAGCCCGCTTTTCATTCCGGCGTCCCCAGTTGAACCGCTCCGGCACCAAACATCATCAGGTATTCCCAGAACTCCGATCCGTAACGGGAGTTGTTCCAGAAACCGGCATTAGGATCCAGGGTTGCGCTTGCGTCATAACTGGCTGAAACCTTATCCACTGATTTCGCGGTCTGTATGCCGCTATTTACACCACCAGCAGTACCCACAGCCATACCACGCATATCGGCGGCGTAAAGGTACATGTAGTGCGCAACATACAGCCCGACGATGTAGGGAAAGATATCCACGCCAAAACGCGACTCACTCAGCATGGCATCAGCAAGATTCAGTCGAGCCTGGATCATTGGCGTGGGGTACTTTGTTCCGTCAGCGAACTGGGGGAAGGTTGCCCTGAACTGCTCAGGCGTCGGCAGACTTTGATTTCTTGCCATTAACGTTAGCCTCCGGCAATTGCGCTTCGAGTTCAGCAATGCGCGCGTCTTTCTCAGCGATTTTTGCTTCCAGCTCAGCAATGCGCGGGTCCTCTGCGACCGCTGGCGCTTCGCCATCCGGTGAGCAGTGCGCTTTTACGAACCAGTGCTCAGCAACGGTGTCATCGACGTCGTGGAAGCCAACCTGGAAATGCTTTTGCTCTTTGCCGTCGTTGAAGTTAAACGGGGAGAGTACGTAAATCTTTTTCATTGCAAGTCCTCATGAGCAGCCCTTTCGGGCCGCCGCAGGTTAGATGCCGTCGACGTAGGCCAGAGTTTCCGGATAAACCGGCTCTACTGCACCCAGCTTCCCGTAATAGGTTACGAGCTGATACAGGCCGCGATACTGGATCGGCACGCTCATCAGCGGAACCATCGGGAAGCGAACGTATTTCTTGTCGTTGGTGTAGAACATCATGCGATCAGAGTTCGACACGCCACGACCTTTCGCCCATTTCACCGGACGGATGTTCAGAGGACGCCCGTTCTGGTGGTATGCGATAGTGTTGGTTTCCAGATAGGTCAGCAGTGACTGGTTACCAGCACTGGATACGATGGTGCTTGCCAGCAGAGAGAACTGCTCCGGCGGGATCAGCAGGTCCGTCGGTACCATGGAGTAAGCCGAGTTGGCCCACGCTGCACTCAGCCCGGCATTAATGCTCGCCCGGATTTCGTCAGCGGTGGAGGTCGCCCAGGTCTTCGCGGCGTTGGTCGGCGTTACCTGCGCCAGGTTCAGCAGGCCTTTAACGTTCAGACCGGAATCGCCGATATAAACCTGCTCGTCCGTGTCCATGTTCCACTTCAGCTGCATGCCGTCGTACTTCTGCGTGTCGATCGGGCGACCAACTTGCGCAGCTGCCTGCAATTCAGGAACGGTCCAGCCAAGCTCCATACCCCACAAAGTGAGCGGGAAGCCTGTTTTTGCGATGTCGACGTTAACGCCTGCCAGCGCAGTCGGGATTTTACTCAGCCAGTTTTTGCCGTTGGCATTCGGCGTACCGGCAGCGGCAAACGTGGTGTTGGTGAACGAACTGATTTCATCAGCGATAGAAACGTCTTCGCGCAACTGGATATCGCGCGACCAGGTGAAATTCACCAGCGGCAGATTCAGTGTCTGATCAAGACGCTCCAGCTCATGGACAAGAAAGGCACCAGTGCCGTCGACTGTTGCCTGGTCAAATGTCATTGGCATTTGCGATTTCCTTAAATATTGAAGGCCAGCTCAATGTTGCCGCTGGTATCGCCAGGGCCATTGAAGAAAGCGTTAGTGATCTGGACGGTATTCGAACCATCGGCGGCAGCGAGGAACGCGCCGAGAGGGCTGGAAGCGGACGGCGTAGCCACGCGCATATAAACCGGGCCGTGCAATGCAACGCTGGATGCGTCAGCGCCAAGGTTTACCGTGACGTAGCCACGTACCAGGCAATCGCCGGTGAAGTTTTTACCGCTGCCTACCTGCTGGACTTTATCCGGCTGGCTGGCGGTCGGATACGGACGAACGTAAATGCCCACCAGCACCGACGCTTCATCGCTCGCAGCGATTGGCACAAATTTCCCGGAGGAAATCTTGCCGCCAAGGCCGTAAGCGGGGAAAAGGTTGGAAGAGTCCAGCAGTTGAGGTTCAACCGTCAGATCCTGCGGACGAGAAATTGCCCCGGAGATGCCCGCAGGCATCCGGTAAAGAAATGTATTACCCATTGGTTAGCCTCGTTTAGACCAGAATTCCTGCGCGGCCTGATTCATACCGGCAATGGTTTTAACAGTGGTTGCAGTCTGCGTTTGCAGGCTGTCGACGGTTTTGGTGTTGCGGTTTTTCGCCAGCTCAGAAACAGCCGTGAAAGCCATATCTACCGTGGCTTTTTTCAGCTTGCTGATATCGGCATCACCGACAATAGAGCGCACCAGAGATTGATCTGCAGAGGCGAGCACCTGGCGTTTGAACGCTGTCGGCTTAGCCTTTTCTGGCAACTGGATGCCTGGCTGAATCAGATCGGCGCGATAAGCGGCATCACCGGTTACTTTGCCTTCCTCCTCATCCTTCTCTTCTGGATCTTCATCACCAGTCGATTGCTCCTGACGCTCCATGCCTTCCAGCTTATCCAGACGGGCAATGATGGCCTGCGCCCAGTCGGGGACTTCTCCGCCTTCATCGCCAGTGCCAGGCAATGCCGGGCCGGGAAGCGGATTTTGCGGCGCAAGGTTAATGACTACGCCGCCGGGTGTCATAGAGGTCGATACATCGTTATCGCCCGTGACATCATCAGGCGGGTTATCAATGAGACTTGCCATTTCGGCAGCGTCCCCGGTTTTACGGGCCTTCAGGAGCCGGGTAAACCAGTTTTTAGTAGTGCTTGGCATAGAATCCCCTATTGCACAACGGAAACCGGCCCGCCCGTTAGGGACAAGGGCCAGATGGTTAGCGGTAATCGCAGATTGCTTTGCGAGACCAGGTGAAATCTGTTCGTAATCGGCGTCGTACCCGCAGCTGACCTCGTCATCACCATCATCAATGGCCTGCAGGGCTTCCGGGGTTTTGACGATGACATCAGCCAGCAGCAGATCGGTCTTATCGTCCGTGCCGCGCCGTACGTTCTGGATGTGGCCATGAGCCAGCTGGCGCCAGTTATCAGGGGTAACAAATATGATCTGCCCGTCAAAATCTCGCGGATGGCCAATAGTGACCGCCATTCCTTCAAATGACGCCATGGCTCGCTCGCTGAACACCTCTTCTGGCGTACGGCGTACGATGACCTTCCCTCTGTCGTTTGGGACAAGCTCAGGCCGCTCTGTGGCGTCGTACTCCTGCTCACCAGTCCGTGCGATCGGGACGTCCTTAAAAAGGACTGACCCATCAGCAAGTTGAAAGCGGGTATTACCCAGGCGGGTTTTAAAGAAATATTTCATGGTGCCTCGCTAAATGAGCGCGGGGTCGGAGTTTCGAATGAACTCACGTAGCAGCGCCTTAACCTGGCGGACGTTACCGCGACCTGTGGCTTTTAACTCTGAGAGATCGCCAATGGCGCGGTAACGCGCGGTGATGCCGCCTATCGATATTTCGATAACCCTGCGGTCGCCGGCTCGCTTTGATTCGATATGGACCTTTTTCATTCTCACCTCTTCGGGCAACAAAAAAGGCCGCTCATTGGCGGCCTGTTATTTTACAGGGTCAGGTATTTGCACTTCCGACCAACACTTGCAGTTAGGCAGGCACCCGGCGTGTCCGGTCATACCATCGAGCGTTGGCGGACTATCCCAGCGTACAAACTTATCTTTCATTTTTCGGTGTGATGGCCTGGTGCCTGCACCTTCAATACGCCACCAGTACCCCTCAGAACCAACGGATAACGCCCGAGCCTGAGTTAATGCGCCAGTTGCACGCCCTATCTCAGTGCGGGCTATCATCCGCGCCCTGCTGGCCGCCACGTCACCGGATTGCATGATCATCTCGTAAAGCTGATCGGGGCGCTCACCATGGATGACAGCCTGTATCGCACGCTCCTGAATTTCCCTGACACGTCCGGCCGCCTCTAATGGCAGAGACTTCATGTAGCGAATCTGTCGGTAAACGATGTCTTGTGCCACCATGCCGACAGGAGTGTTACCAATCACGTCACGCAGACCAGCAGATATTTCTTCCGAAACAGAACGCCACTGATTCCACTCTTCACGCTCCACCTGGGCAAACATCTTTCGACCGACCATTTCGGCCCAGTCGTCGATCACCCCGGAGTAGTCAACAAGCGATTTAGCAATGCTCTCAGCGCTTGCCTGTGAACCATCGTAGGAACCCGTGACGATTTGATTTATCTGGTCGACTATCGCCAGTAGGCTTTTCTGATACTGGACCTCCGATCGGCGGCGGAGGGCTGGTTTCAGATTCAGTCTCCTGCCACTGTTTCGCCGCATTCTGGATATCCTCATCGCTAATTGAAGCACCGATGCCGGTAACGTCAGACAGTTCGCGCAAATCGGTCAGAGCAGCAGCCGGGGACATTCCCAAATCACGCACCGCGGTTGCCAGAGCGGTAGTCGTGTTGGTTGCCACCGTGGAGCGATCGGTGTCGCTCATCTGCCACAGGGGGTTAAACTCAAAGGTGAAATCTTGCGGCAACGGCTCGCCAAACTCTGAGCGATGCAGTACATCGAATAACAGGCGGATGTGAGGCCGTAAATCTCGCTCCTGCAGAGTTCCCACGTCATCGTAGTAGTTCGCGAGGTCAGCGTCACCGGTTGAAAAACCCTTCGGTGACTGGCGGAACAGACGGACAAGAGGAATACCAACAGCACCCGCGATATCCTCTTTAAACTCGCTAAGCAGGTCAGACAGGCCCGCGAAAGAATAGGAATGTGTTTCAAATTCGTCCTCCGAATCAAACAGGGACATACCCTCGTTCGTCTGGTACTGGCGGACCATTTCCATATTCTTGATAAGCGCTTCAAACGCCTTACCGCCCGTGGCGATAATTTCACGCAGCTTTTTAATCTTTGCCGTTCGCAGGTGCGCCTTGTAGGCAAGCTGGGCAGCGCCGACGCTGGTGCTATCGTAGGAAGTCAGGCGATCGAAGATGCGCTCGACAATCGACATCCCCCATTCGTTTTCGGTGATTTTCTGCTGATACGGCAGTTTCACACCATCCATGCGGATCAGGCGGCTGTGGTGAACAGTCCAAGGAGGAAGCCCCTGCGCCGTTGTCACGATTTCATAGAATTCAGGCTTGCCGAGGTTAGGGCCAAGCGCCTTAATGCGCCTGGTGAGCTGTGGGTTAATCATCCAGCGGTCAAGTACAGCCAGACCTTTAAAGCTGCCCTTGCCAACCTTATCCAGCACCAGCGGCGTCAGAGGTGCCTGACCTTCAATCAGAATCAGCGCCACCGCCCCGCCATACAGCCGGGACCATTTCAACGTCTCGTTGATGCAATCCCAAAGCTGAAGCTCATCAAACCGCGATTCAAGAATGCCACGGCGTTTCGGGTCAATCTCACTGGTGATCCGCACGCCCTTTTTGGTCATATCGTCCGCTTTCGAATCGACTGCGGCGCCAATAATCCAGGAGGAACGATAAGCCCACTCAATGAGCAGGCGGTTGCGGCTGGTATAGTTCGCCCTGTAGGTCGATGCGGCATGCTGGTTAGGCTGCTGCATACCGACACGGGCAACAAAGTTATCGTACGAATCCGCCGTGGCGACTCGTCCTGTTTTCTTCGCCATGGTGACTATTCTCCGGCTTTTTCGGTACTCGTGGCGGATAGGCTAATTTGTTAAAAAACGACCCGATTTAACATAATGACTGTTACCCGCACCAGCCGGATCCCTACCATGATGAAATGTCCGCCAAAGGCTTATTTATCCGGGATAAGTGGCTAAAAGCGCGTGAATAAAACATGCATAAACAGGGTCGAAAAATGAATAGCGTGAATTTTGCGTGAAACGGTTATTTCCAGGTATTTACCTGTTCCCCAGCGCTTCCCAGATATCCATTGCCGTATCGGTTGGAGCAAACGCCATGATGAACGCGTCGGCCACGTTCGGCGATGGTACGTCACGCTTGGCGAGGTCTTTCTTGCTTTCCACCATCACGCGACCGTTTTTGTCAAAATCACGGTGCGGGGTGGTAAGTTCCAGCTTGAGCTTTTCCAGCAGCGGGCAGGATGAGTCAATGCTAATCAGCTCATCTACCGGGTACTGCTCGCCGTTCTTTACCGCGTTGAAGGTGTTACGGAAGCGATCCGCTACCAGCCACCAGGCTTGCGCTTTGAGGTTGGCGAAAAAATCCTTGTTCGGGATGCCAATGTATTCGTAGTCCGGCTCATTCACACCAGCGCCTGCATTGAATCGCTGATAGTTGATGCGGGATGCGTTCATGTTTTCGCGCTTACGATCCTCATTAATTTCTGAGAATTTCGCGCCAGCAGATGCCCCAACGCCGATTGAGTCGTAGACGATATCAGCATCGCGCTCCAGTGCTGCCTGATACGTACGCTGGCAGCTCTTCAGCAATTCGTCTTCTTTCGCCTTCCACTCATCCGCCCAATACACGACGGAGCCGTGGCGATAGACGTTAGCGCACTTATCGGCGCCGCTATCGGCGACGTCGAAGCCAATACGCTTGCGCCCGCTTGGCTCGAAATTAAGGACTTTGTGGGCATCAACGGCCGCCTCAATCCATGACAGCTTGATAATGGCCGCATCATCATCCGACTCTGGCACGCCTTCGTAGACGTGCTTAAACCCATCCGGATCCCGGCGCTTAGCGGCTTCGATAACCTTCAGCATGGTGTCGGACAAAAAGGGGTTTTCATCGTAGTTGATTTTGCGTATCAGCGTATCTTCTGGCGGGTCGACCACAAAGTTACGCCAAACGAAATCAGTCACCAGTCCGGGGTTAAAGATAAACCAGCACTCTGAGCCCTCTTTACGGATGGTAGGCTCCAGTATCTTCCACTGGTACTCGGTCAGCGCGTGGGCCTCTTCAAGCCACAGAACGCTGATACCTTCCAGAGACTTAATCTCTTCAATGTTGCGCCAGAGCCCATAAAACACGAATTCGGACCCGGTCACCCGGTTAATGATTTTGTTGTTCAGAATGCGGAAACGATGCCGCAGGCCGAAGCGGTCAATCTGAATTTTGAGCAGGGTATACACCGACTCTTCAATTTTGTTCTGGATCTGACGCGCACAACAAAAGCGAAGGCTGTATTTATTCGACAGAAATATGGCTATGCCAGCGGCATCCCATGATTTTGACGATGACCGACCACCATAAAGCACTTTGTTACGCGCCTGCGTCGTCCAGAAGCTACGCAGGACCGGATTCAGCGTCGGTTTGGATGTCAGAGTAGAAGTCATTGAGGTCACGCTCTCCGTTGCCATCATCAATACCTGCATCACGGCGAAGACGATCGGCCTCCAGCGACACCTTATCAGTAGCAGCCTTGCGATAGTCTGTATCAGCAAATATTTTGCCTACCGTCGCAAGCGTGCCGACGATGGACTCAATACGAACGGTATTGCGCATCATCGCCTTCTCGGCGGCGCTGATATTTTCCATCAGCACCTTTCTTTCCTGGTCCCCTTCAGCATCTTCCAGCTTGGTCAACCACCGGCCAATATTCTCTGCGGCGACAAGGTTGTTAGCCCGAAGGCGAAATAATTCGTCTTCGAGTGTCAACGCTTTCGCGTCTTCAATGACCTCATCTTTAAGCAGAAGGCGGCGGGCGTAACCACCATGCTTTAACGCCTGCTGGTTGCCGGGTTGAAATGGGTTAGTCGGTGGATCGGTACGCACCCCGCGTATCGGTTTCGTATCTGGTGGAGGTTCGGCTTTTGGTTGCGTACTTTTTTGCGTGCGGCCAGCGCTGGCAGGCTTTTCGCTGGTACGCGCCTTACTCTTTTGCGTACCACTTTGCGTACCATTTTTGCGTACCTGCGTACCGCTATTGCGTACCCAGTCAAATTTTTTAGCCCTCTTCCTGATAGCCCCTTCAGTAACGCCGTATTTATCGCCTATATCACGGAGACTAAGGACTCCGGCCCGGTATGCCGATTCGATGGCCTCCCAGTCCGGTGTTGCCATAATTTTGTCCTCGCCTTGACATTATCGAAGCCCCTCAATGAAGGACTTCTGTAATGTGGGCTCTTATCTCAACGCAGCCCCTTACCGCGCGCCGGATGCTCATCTTCGAGCGCCAGCATTGAGATAATATGGCTGACCTTAAACCAGCCAGGCTTCTCCGACAGTCGACAGAGCCAGATCGACAGGAGAATGAAGAGTATCAGCATCGTTACCTCAGGCACTGCGTGGTGATGTATTCCTGCAGGGCTCTCAGGGCTGTTTGGTCGCTGAGGATTCCGGACCGGATACCGAGAACGTTTCGTCCAGCAACTGCAGAGAGTTCGACGGTGGCATCATCGCCCACGCTGGCGGCGCCGGCGGTTTGGGTTGCGGCTGACACTGGACACTTGCCTTTGACGAGCACCCGACCACCATTATCAAGCTTGCGCTGCAGAGCATCATTTTCAGCGTTTGCATCGGCTAATTCCTTCGTGTATTTGGCATCGAGTGCGGCTACGTCACGCTGGCGGGTCTGCATGTCCGCGATCGTGTCATTTGCCAGGCTGAGTTGCTCAGTCACTTTGTCCCGCTGCCTTTTGAACTCGGTGGCATTGCTGTGGTAGTGACTGGCCAGCCACCCAAGGCAAACCATCAGGCAGATCACAATGGCGCTGATAATGGCGGTTAACCGGCTCATTTCTGCCCCCAAAGACAAACTTCGCGCTCAATCTCGCGGCGAGTTACCAGACCCTTCCACTGCTTACCCTTGGCGTAGGTCCAGCGGCGCAGCTGATCACATGCACCTTTCTGGTCGCCCTGGTTGATTTTGCGCAGCAGCGTGGAGGTCTGGAAGTTGCCAGCGCCGACGTTATAGGCGAACGAGTACAGAGCCCCGCGCATTGTTTCGGGGATCGGCTTCTGGATGTATGGGTTAATCTGGCGGGCGACGGCGTTCAGGTCTTTACTGAGCAGCGCGCGGCATTCAGCCTCGGTGTACTTCTTGCCGAGCATGATGTCTTTGCCAGTATGGCCATAGCAGACAGTCCAGACGCCTACCACATCCTGATAAGGGTTGTATCGCACACCTTCAAGACCATCGTTCCCGGTTGGGCCAGTGATGAGCGCAGAGGCAATGGCTATGGCGCCACCGCCGCCGGCGATCACGCCAATCAGTTTATTCCTCATTGATGGCGTCATGCTCACCCCTGTGTATCACTTGCGATCCGCTTCAAAGCCTCGGTTACCACTTCGGCTGAAGCCGGGCGGTCACCTCCAGGCTTTGCGGAGACATCAGCCAGATAACTAGCCAACAGCTGCGTGCGCTTTTTCTCTTCATCCAGTCGCTCTCGCTCTTCCTTGCGCTTTGCGTAATACGTCTTGATTGTGAAGAAGGCAGAGATCAGGGCGCCAATGATGAAGACATAATCCTGCAGACTCAGGACGGAAAAGATACCAAGCAAGGCTGACCACCAGTAAGGCAGATTGTGACCATCGGTTGGATTCATACGTTGCATCTCTCACCTCCGATAATGTTCGGGGTGCTATCTGTAGTCAGTAAAAGGCTCAGGGCCGTCGGGCTGATTTACCAACAAAGCGTCGAGGGTGATTCCCGGACCCTGAAAATAAAAAACCCGCTCAGGGCGGGAAGAAATACCAAGGGTAAAAGCCACGGCGCGGTAGCCGTAATGGTCCCAAGGTAGAGGGATTTAGAAGGCTGCAGCATAACTATCACTGGTGATGCAGGATAGCCAGTTAGGGCTGCAGCTCGGTTTCGTGAGGGGTGGCCGGCGCTGATCTCCGGCTTTCTCTGGCATTACACGTACCCAAGACTATTCTCCAGAGATAGCGCTGTCCTCATCAAGGGGTGCCGTCTCTAACGTATCAGCCTACGCATTCACCACAACGGAAAGAGCACTGACTTCGAGCAGACCTTGGGCCCAGGAACGACGATCAATCTCAATGCTCTTACCTGTTATGGGCTCCGTTTCGTGGAGCAACGGCCAGTCGATCAATCTGGCACCGGGGGAGGACTTATTTTAGGCGTTAATGCCCGTGCTCCATATCTGGCGGCCTGCGACGCTGTTGCAGCAGCGCCCCTGATGGATTGGATTATGAGCCCGTCATCAGGTCAGGCCATTATCTGGCGCACCATTCAGGACTCGAACCTGAAACCGATAGCTTAGAAGGCTATTGCTCTTTCCGGTTGAGCTAATGGCGCTGAATTGGTGCCGGCTAACGGACTTGAACCGCTACCCATTCGCTTACAAGGCGACTGCTCTACCATTGGAGCTAAGCCGGCTAATTTGGTGGAGCCCGATGGAATCGAACCATCTCCTGATACTCTTCAGGCATCCGCGCGAACCATCTACGCCAGAGCTCCGTAATTTGGCGGGACGACGTGGAATCGAACCACGATAAGCAGGTTAACAGCCTGCCGTAATGACCTTTATACGATCGACCCTCAATCTGGTTCAGGGCTCTTGCGCGGCGGGTGTCGACGTGTCGTGCAGCACGTCTCTACCCAAGAGCCCTGACCGGATCGCAGGCATAAAAAAAGCCCAAGGCGTTAACCTCGGGCTTGAATTTTTTGCTTCGGAACGACTGAACGGATTCCCAGCGTTAGGGATGAATCTAGCCAGTTTTTCCGGAGATTGCAATATATATTTTCCACAAAATTATATTTTTATAGAAAATACTCATTATTTCGTCACCCGGGAGAGAATGACATCAGCGTAGGATTCCTGTTTGTGACATTCGGATACCAGCTCCTCGAAGAAAGGTTTCAGTTGCTCATAAGCTGCCGTTTTCTTAATGTCAGCCACGGCCCTTACCCCTTCCATCACCATCGAAAACTTCATGCGCGCATAACCTCTTCCGCTGCAGCGATCGCATACCTTCATTACCGGTAGCCCAAGGCGCTCGCTGGTCTCTTTATCCAGTACCTTTCCTTTCCCATTGCAGCGACACGAATTGCTGATAGCACCCTTTCCGTTACAGGCTGAGCATTTAACTTTGACCACTTCGCGCACTTCGCTCCAGCACTCCCAGTGGCTTGGGCGAACCGCTCGGGACATCTTTGCCCAATAAGGTGGCTTGCCCCACGGATATGAGCATTTATTGGTGAACACCTGGGCCTCTGTGAAGCCAGTCCCATCGCAGCAAGTGCATTTTCTAACGCTGGCAGCACTTCGCGTGTAATCCTGGTATGCAAAAGCACACAGAACTTCGAGAACTCTTTTGCGAACGTCCTGGCTGAGTTCTGAAACGATGTTAAAGCGGATTGATAATCGCTCTGCTGATTCATAAAGTAGCTCCATTGCTCGGTCTGGTGTGCTTACCCCGATCTTTGCCAGATAGAGGTCGAAGCCGAATCCGCACTTGGCATTTACCAGCCCAAGAGCAGCCATGATGTCAGTGCCGGTTAGACCATCCGATGCAGTAGCCCGTGGCGAGTCGCTCAGCATTGGTGATTTAGGCGCGAAGTATTTGGCGATAGATTCGAGGTTCATGCTGTCTCTCCCAGGGTCTGATAGATGCGAACGAAATTTCTCAGTATGCGGTAGTCAACCAGTACGGTTCCGCGGCTACGCAGGAGGCGGAGCTTTTGCCAACGTTCGCGGATGCGTTCGATAACGTCACGACTCATGCGGCCTCCTGATGGCGGGCGCGGCGCTTCTCCAGCGCGCGGGCTCTGCGGGTGAAGATGGATTTGATGCGCTGCAGGTAGGGAATATCGAACCGGCGCGGCTCGTTATCAGCCTCAAGGCGCTCTACGCGATCCAGGCCAATGCGCTCAATCAGGTGAATGCGGTATTCAACGGCATTTCCGCTCAACTGGCGGTTGCAGCGGGTGCAGGCTGAGTGGACATTGAACACGTTGAATTTCAGTTGCGACGCCGCGCCTCGGGAACGGTAATGACTGGCGTCAATAGCGCTGCCGGTCAGGTAGTTGCTCTTGCCGATAAGCGGGCTTCCGCAGCTGACGCAGGGCTTACCTTCATCACGAATGCGAATGTACCGGTTAAAGGCTGACTGAGCCTCTTTATCCCACTGGGCCTTTGTCTTGAATGACTCACGCTTAGCTCGGCGACGCTGACGCCCCTCCTTTTCGGATTCACGCTGGCGCTTCACCGCCCTGGCCTTCGCTGCTTCCCGGGCTTTTGCTGTCTGTTTTTTGCCGATCGCGCTGGCGCATTCAAAACTGCATACCACCTGCCCTTCCCGGGCAGGATGGAACCATTCGCGGCAGTGGGCGCATTTACGACGTGCTGGTTTACGCATGTGGCCTCCTTGCTCTCAGGCGTAGCCACTTCTTATCGACCAAGCGGGCGGTGTAGTCTTTCATGGTCGGGATGTCGGAAGGCTTAACTTCGACCTTGCGCTTGCGGCGCGCCGGCACGCGGAAGATGCCGCGCTCCATTACTTTGGCGAGAAGGCTTCTCATCAGGCCTCCTGCTTTTGCTGCAGTTGCTGATATTCGCAACCATGAGGAATGGTGAGAGCCAGACCAAACTGAGCGCACCAAGCCTCTACTTTGGTCAGGAAGATGTGCATTTCGCCGGTATCAAGGTCGGCGGTATGTCGGGGTTCCCAGATTGTGGTTTTCTCACCGGTGATGAAGTCGGTGTAGGTCACCTCCTCGCAGCCGAGATAGGTCTTTTTGAGATTGCGCTTAACCCACTCGGGAGTTGCGTCGGTACGTCCTGAGTTAATCAGGTATTCGCTAATTTCCGCGTACCACATGTGACTGAGCGCGTTCTGGCTCAGGCTGCGTTTATCACGCCACTCTTTGACCTGCAGGCGCAGACATTTCCCGCTAGAGAGCTGCTCCTGAAGAATCTTGCCTATAGCACTGAAGTTGCCGCTGTGCAGTTTGATGCCGCATTGAGGGATGTTCACGCTTCACCTCCGCAGAGGCCAAACGCTGAATGCAGAAAATCGCCAGTGGCCTTCGCCATCGGTGACAGGGATTGCTGTAAGGTTTTGTGCGCCATGTGTCCCCACTTGGCGCCGGGGTAAAGTTGTCAGTTGTCCAGACTGACCAGGTAATTATCGCCCTTCCCGGGGATAAATGCAAAATGAGCATATACGATAAAACCCCTCAGGAGAGGGGTTTGATTTCAGCTGAAGGCTTTTCGTTCTGCGGGGGATTTAGGCATCGCCAACTTCCTCAAGAATCTTTGAAGCATCGATTTTACTAAGGCGATTAACCATGGCTTCCATCTCCCTGCGCATGATTTTTTGAAGCACCCTATCTCTTCTGAAATGGCAAGGTTGTGGCCTGTGCTTACGCTTTTCACGAAACGGAAGAGATGATGATTGCCAGTATCGCTTTCTGAGCGCCCCAGACTGCACCATGTCAGACCTGACGATTTCGCCAACCGTACTAGCCCTCGGCATCACCTCACCTCCTGCGGCCCGGCCGGCAGCGGCATCCAGTGGGTTACGATTGGACGGTAATTTGTTTTTCCAACCCATCCACCTCCATCATGCCAACAAACGAATGGTTGTCCGTAAGTACCAAAATCAGCACGTTTTTCAATACAAAGAACAGGCTCAGTATTATCAGGAATACGCTCGCTTACCGGAATCCATCTATCTGCAACAGTATCGACGCTCTGCACCGAGTTCAGAGCGGGGGTATCATGCGGGGCGGCTGCGAGCTCACGAACAATGCGCTTAATGCCGTCGATACGATCATCATCAACAGGGTCTACCGTTTCAATCCGATCAAGCATCATCAGCGCTGCGTTTGCTTTATCGTTGCATGTCCAACCATCCGGAATAACCTGCGAGTTGCCAGCCTGGAGCATGGCTGCGCACCAGATGTCCCACGCAAAGCCCTTCAGCTCGTCATCCTGCGCCAGAGGATGAATGTACGATGACCAGAATTCCTCAAAGTCGCTATAGGATACTGGCGCTGGCTGCGCGTGGCGATAGAGCGGGGTGACCTCGCGTAGTGGGTCTGCATACGCATTACCGCTATCAAAACACACGACATTCTTAGCGCCTCCACCCGATAGCAGCCACGCCACCGGCTCGCTGTCCATTGTGGCCAGCGCCATGCGGGCCATCATCGCAAACTCGCTACCCTGATTAATCATTGGGTCGCTGACAATTTCTTCCAGGCGCTCTCTGGTTATGGTTGATTTGGTCATACATCCTCCTCAACGACAGTAACGCCCAGCGATTCCAGCATGGTAAGAACCTGCTGTTTCGTGTATGCCGGATAACTGTGATCAGCATAAGTACAAGCTGGCGTAGGCGGTGTGATGGTTTTGGCTGCGGCCTTGCGGCGTTCCTGTAGCTCTTCCAGAGCAATCGTCAGCGCGTAATAAAACGAGTGGTCAACTCGATTGTCGGCGCGTTCTGCGTTATCGCGCGCCAGTTTGACGCTGTTCAAAAG